TGTACATCATCTATTCCCGGCTGGATTCGGACCGCTACCCGTTCTTTGGCAGCAAAAGGGCGTATTTCGAGGAATACGTAGCCCAGAAGAAAAGCAGTAAGAATCTTGCCTACTCAGTCAGCACGCGTCTTGTACAGGAGAATGCGGAGTTGATTGAACAGGTGGAAGCCCTCAAGCATTTCCAGCAAGAGTACGAACGGCACCGGGCGATCATGAAGGTGCTGGAAAAGTACAACATTTGGAGCTTCCGGGGGGACACGCTGGCGGAGGCCCTTGACAAAAGACTTTCCCGGACCGTCCCAGAGGATATTTCTTCTGTACGCAACACATTGGAGGGCGTAGTTGAACGGCTAAAGAGAATGGAGGCGGCAAACGCCGATGGATCTGAATAAGAAGTGCTGCGAGACCTGCGCGGATGAGGACTGCAGAACGAGGAAAACGGACAGCATGGCCGGAGTATTTCTTCGCCATGACTATTGCGAGGACAACGGGTATCCGCTTTGGAAGCCCAGATACAAGAAAGAACAGGAGAAGCCACATGAAAAAGCGTGAAAACCTATCCGGCCAACGTTTTGGGAGACTGACGGTGATAGAGCGGGCAGGGGAATACCGGCCTCGGAACGATCCGAAAAAACCTGTTACAGACCTCCTGTGGCGCTGCCGCTGCGACTGTGGCAACGAAAGTTTTGTTCTCGGATGCAATCTGAAAGCGGGGAGAACAAAATCCTGCGGATGCTTCCAAAAACAGAAGTTGAAAGAAAGGAATGCTGTATCTGCAGCAGAATAAGGAGTGATAAGATGCCGCTGATTTCTGTCTGCTCGGCCTGTGCGGAAAAGCTGAAGGAAAAATATATTCTGAACGCGACGGACGCCGCCCCGCGTGTCGGAGAATGCCAGCTTCGTTATCCACCGCACATGGCCACGCTTTGGCAATATGAAATGACGCCGAGGTATAAGCCTCGCGCCAGGCGGCCGGCGCTGGCCGGTCCGCCGAAGAAAAAACGCCGCGCCTATTATAAGGAGCCGTGGCGCGACAGTCTTAAGGAAAAAGCGGGAGATCATGCTTAGATCTCCCGCGCCGGCAGACTTGGTTTTGTTACCTGCAGACTTTGGAGCAGCCTGCAGGTAAGAGAATCAAATCCGATATGTGGGCTGAGGGTTAGTAGCCTGCTGCCCGCCTCCTCTCATGTTTTATAAGATCACAGGCCGGTAAGGGTCTCGCCGGGGTGCGGTACCAGCACGCCCCCCGGTGCTGGAGTGCAATTCTCCTGAGCCGGTATCAAAAGATCATACCTATTTATACCATACGCGCGCACGCGCGTATGGGGGCTCGGTAAGAGCCTAAGTTTTCAACCATCTCGACAAGGAGGGAGATCTCCCGTGAAGGAAGGATACTGGATTATCCGTACATACGAGTCAGGGATTATAGGAGAAAAAATAAAATACTGGGTGAAGGGAGAGCGCCCCTCCGGAAAGTCGAGAAGGAAAGAAAAGTCTGAGATCAAGAAGCAGGAACAGAATGAATACTCCGCCATGAAGGCCGTAGCCCGTCTCTTGAACGAGAACTATCAGGAGGGAGATATCCTCCTGGGACTTGACTACTCCGATGACGGACTCAAGAAAATCACAGATCGGGTCCAGTCGTTCCATCCTGACTTTGCCGAAATGGCCGAGGAAGAGAAAGCAGATCTGATCTGGGAAAGCGCATGGCATGAGCTGGAGCTTTGCCTTCGACGGGTATCGAGAGACCTTAAGAAACAGGGACAGGAACTCTTCTCCGTGGCTATTACCTCAGACATGGACGGAGATAGCAAGGAGCGTGTTCGAGTTCATCATCACCTGGTTGTAAAGGCCGGCTGCGAGAAGATCTTTCAGGAAAAGTGGAAGGCGATCGGAGATGTTGACTGGGAGCCGCTTTCCAAGCAAGCCGATTATTTCCCGATTGCCGAGTATCTGATCAAGCAGGTGCGCGGGATCCCGGACGCCAAGAAATTCAGGAGCAGCCGAAACCTGATCCGGCCGCAGCCGAAGGACAGAGTAACCACGAGTGACGCCGAGCTGCGCGTGCCAAAGGGCGGAAAGCTGCTCTTCCGACAGGAATATCAGAATCGCTCGGGATCGGCGCATTATCAGCCGCAGTATATCCGTTACATTATCCCGGAGGAAAAGCGAAAGAAAAGAGCTTCGGTGCCGAATGGAAGTGAGGAGGTGCAGAGATTATGAGCAAACCGCGAGAATTGTGGTGGGGCTATGTCAAAAACGTCGTTCGAACTTACCCGGAACTTGAACAAGAGCTTAAAGAGCTGCGCCGCACAAAGGTGACGCCGAATTATAACACGACCGGCGGATCAAGTGGACCGGGCAAGACGACAGAGAACGCCGCGCTCCGGGAACTCGAGCCGAAAAAGCAGAAGCGATATGATGCAGTTGAAGCAGCGCTCCGAAAGACAAGGAGGTTTCGCGACGGAAGCAGCCGCTGTCGGCTTATCGATCTCGTGTACTTCCGAAAGTCCCACACTCTCCAGGGCGCAGCGGATAGCTGTCATGTGAGCTTCGGGACGGCCAAGATCTGGAATCAGAACTTCCTGCGCCTTGTGGCAAGCGAGCTCGACCTCCTGTAAACTTTAGCCCCAAGAGCCAAAAAAGCAGTGTTTAATATTACCGTCGGAGAATCCCGGAAGAGATCACTCCGGCAAATCTATGACATCTGGTTTGAGAAAGTGAAAGACGAAAGGTGCCTGTGCTATCGCTGTCGGCAAGATTACATGAATGCTGGATACCGTGTGATTTCTCTACATTCGCAGATCAAAGAGCCTTGCGACCTGTGCGGGCGGCCGGGGTGGAGCTATGCTGTTCGCCAAAAGCAGAACAGGCGAGGGAGGAAACAACGTGGCCAGAACATACCGCAAAGATGAAATCGGACAGCACCGCACGGCGCTTGAGAAGAACAAGAAAAAGATCTTCGCCACACAGACTGTCTGCGCGCTGTGCGGGAAGCCTGTGGACTTCTCGCTGAAATATCCGAATCCTCTTGCTCCTTCGATCGATCACATCGTTCCGATCAACCGCGGCGGCCACCCTTCAGACATCAGCAACCTGCAGCTTGCACACTGGACCTGCAACCGGCAGAAAGCGGACAAGCTGCAAAAAGAAGGCGGAGACAGGATTATTCCAGGAAAGCTTATTTCCAACCGAAATTTGCCTCAATCTGCTGACTGGTCAAAATACAAGGGTTGAAGAGGGGGGCATACCACCCCCCGTACGCGCGCGTGCGCCCTTCACCGCCGTACTACGCAAAAAAACACACGCTAAAGAGGTGCTCACATGAGCTATGTATACAAAGGCCCGGACTACCTGCGCCGGAAGCTGATCACAAAGCGCACGCGCGTCCTGAAGCGCTATAAATACTACGAGATGAAGAACATCGCTCGCGACTTCAACATCTCCAGCCCGCCGGAGCTGCGCGCCTGGCAGTCCTGCATCGGTTGGTGCGCCACCGCTGTTGACAGCATGGCGGACCGTCTCAGCTTCCGGGAATTCAGAAATGACCTGTTTGACGTCAACGAGATCTTCCGGATGAACAATCCGGATATCTTCTTTGACAGCTCGATTCTCTCGGCGCTGATTTCTTCCTGCTGCTTTGTTTACATCTCACCCGATGAAGACGGCTTTCCGCGCTTTCAGGTGATCGACGGCGGCAACGCGACCGGTGAAATCGATCCGATTACAAACCTCCTCAATGAGGGCTATGCCGTTCTCAGCAGAGACAAGAACGACAATCCTGTAACAGAGGCCTGGTACACAGCGGAAAAAACGGTCTATTACGAACGGGGCAAGAAATACCGCACGGATCCGAACAAGGCCGGCTATCCGCTCCTGGTGCCGATCATCAACCGGCCGGACGCGGTTCGCCCATTTGGACACTCCAGAATCTCGCGGGCCTGCATGTCACTGACGGGTTCGGCACTGCGCACGATCAAGCGCTCGGAGATCAGCGCGGAATTCTTCAGCTTCCCCCAGAAATATGTTACCGGGCTGAGCCAGGACGCGGAAGAAATGGAAAAGTGGAAGGCCGCCATGAGCGCGATGATCACCATCACGAAAGACGATGAAGGCGGCAATGATCCGAAGTTCGGCCAGTTCACCCAGCAGTCCATGGAGCCGCACCTTGCGCAGCTGAGAATGTTTGCTTCACAGTTTGCCGGTGAAACCGGTCTGACGCTTGACGACCTCGGATTTCCGAGCGATAATCCGTCCTCCCAAGACGCAATCAAGGCAGCACATGAGAAGCTGCGCCTGAGCGCGAAAAAGGCACAGAGGACATTTGGAAGCGGCTTTTTGAATGTTGGTTTCCTGGCCGCCCGGCTGCGCGACAGCTTCCCTTATCGGCGACAGGAATTCTATAAGACAAAGCCTGTATGGGAGCCCGTGTTCGAGTCCGACGCGGCGTCCCTCTCGCTGATCGGCGACGGCGCGATTAAGATCAACCAAGCGATACCGGGCTATATCGGCCGCGAAACACTGCACGATCTGACGGGGATCGCCCCAGGAGATGAGCTATGACGGATATTGTGCCGGCTCTCTTGGAAGAGATCCGTAATGACTTTACAAAACGTCTCGAGCAGGATAAAATACTTGCAGAGCTTAGCGAGCTCATCACAAAAGGCGAGGCAACATACAAAGAGGCTTCTGAATATGCCGCCAGGCTTGGTGAGATACTTTCCGATGTGCTGCAGGATCACATTTCGGGGGATATACTTCCGGATGGCCGCATGTACTATAATATCGCCGAGCGCATCCTCGGGCCAGCGCTTACAAACAACTATGAGCTCGCTTCAAACATTGCTGCTCAGGTTCAGGAAAGCCTAAATCAGGCAGCCAATATCGGCTTAAAGGCGGTCCGACCGTTGCCAGATCCGGACAGACTTGAAGGCTTTATCAACAAGGTCAGTGAGGCCGAAGACTTTGAGAGCGTTTCCTGGATGCTGAAGGAACCGGTTACAAACTTTACGATGAGCGCCGTGGACGATACGGTGCGAGAAAATGTAGAGTTTCACGGCAGAGCCGGTCTGTCACCGAAGGTGACAAGAATCTCCGTCGGCGGTTGCTGTGAATGGTGCTCAGAGCTTGCCGGAAAGTATGACTATCCCGTAGATCGCGAGATCTACCGCAGACACGAGAATTGCCGTTGCATCGTTCTGTATGATCCCGGGGACGGGAAAGTCCAAAACGTGCACAGCAAGGCTGTCTATGTCAGCCAGGCTCAAGCCGAGCGGGACGCACGGATTGAAAGAGCGAAGGAGCTTGAAGGAAAACACGTACAATCAGAAAAAAGGGCCAAAGAAAAAAGGCAAGTAATTGGCCTGACAGTGGGACAAACAACCATTATCGGCTTGCGTAGCCATGTGTTCGACAGAATGGCAGAGCGCGGGATAAGCATTGCAGATATCAAAGATGCTATAGAGCACCCCCTTGATATCAGACCAACGAAAATAGATAAACAGGGAAGGCCGTCTTTTGTTGTCATCGGCGAAAAGGCAACAATAGCGATAAATCCTGATACCGGAGAAATTACAACAACCCACGCCACTCATTCAAAAACAGTCAAAAAGCTCAAGGAAGGGAAGTGAGAGAATGAAAATCATGATTTCGATGGAAGAAAAACAGCTTCTTGAGGCAGAAGGGATTGCTCTTAATGAGGAAAAGGATTACACCGAAGAGGAAGCGCTCTCACTGTTAGATGAAATCTATGATGCTGAAATTATGTATTCTAACTTTCCCGATGAGGATGCTAGATCGCAGAAAAAAGCTGAAAGATTTGCACATCTCGCTGACAAAATTCAGCAGGCGATACCGGACAATTAAAAAACTATGCCTAAAAAGCGAATAGGCCGCCAGACGCCGACGCGATCGTTTATCCTTCCGTACCGGAAATCGCACGGCGCCGAGGCGGTCGAATTATATAATTCCACCGGGCAGAAGGCCCGGAAGTGGCAGGAACTGCTGCTCAAGGATGTTATGGCCGTCACAACCGGCGGACTGTGGAAGCACAGCAAATTCGGCTATGAGGTACCCCGCCGGAACGGCAAAACTGAAATCGTCACAATGCGCGAGCTCTGGGGCCTGAAGAACGGCGAGAGGATCCTGCACACCGCCCACAGAACGACAACTTCACACAATGCCTGGGAGCGACTTCTCGATCTGACCAATAAGGCCGGATTGAGGGTCGTTTCGTCATACAAGGCCTTCGGCAAAGAGCATATCGAGGTTGAAGGCGGCGGCATCGTCGAATTCCGCACAAGGACGACCACAGGCGGCCTCGGTGAAGGCTTTGACCTGCTGGTCATAGACGAGGCACAAGAGTACAAGGACGACCAGGAAAGCGCCCTGAAATACGTCGTGACGGACTCGAAAAACCCGCAGACTGTTTTTCTCGGCACGCCGCCGACAGCAGTCTCATCCGGCACCGTATTTGTGAAATTCCGTGAGGATGTGCTCACCGGCAAGAAGGAAAACGCCGGCTGGGCGGAATGGAGCGTCGAGCACGACACCGATCCGCGTGATAAAGAAGCCTGGTATGAGACAAACCCCTCCCTGGGGCAGGGCCTCACCGAGCGGGCAATCACGGATGAAATCGGCAGCGACCGGACGGACTTCAACATACAGCGCCTTGGCCGATGGATCCAGTACAATCAGAAATCCGCGATCACGCATGAGGAGTGGAGCTCGCTCAAGGAGCTGGCTCTCCCGGTGCTGAAGGGGAGAATGTATGTCGGGATCAAATACAACCACGACGCGGCCAGCGTCAGTTTGGCTATCGCGATCCGCACAGAGGACGACCGCATTTTCACCGAGGTCATAGACCGCCGCGAGACAAAGGCGGGAAACGACTGGATTATCGCTTTCCTGAAATCTGTTGCCGGGCACGCGAAGCGGATCATTGTAGACGGTGCCAACGGTCAGCAGCTGCTCTCGGATGAAATGCACGACGCAAAGATCCAGCGGCCTTATCTGCCAACAGTCAAGGAGGTAATCGCGGCCAACGCCTTCTTTGAGGCGTCGGTATTCGCCGGCCGGATCTGCCACATGGGGCAACCGGCGCTTTCACAGGTTGTGGAAAACTGCGAGCACCGTGCGATCGGCAGCAACGGCGGCTTTGGCTTCAGATCGATCCTGGACGGCGCCGATATCTCGCTGATGGACAGCGCGATCCTCGCAATCTGGGCGGCCGAAGAGTTCAAGGAAAAAGTCCACACGCAAAAAGTGAATTATTAAGGACGGATCGCTCTCAAACAAGCGGCCCGTCCTTTTTAATTGGCCGCTATTATGGCGGCTTATTTTATGCCCATACCTCGGGCGAAAGAGGGAAGGAGATTCTTATGGCAGATGAGTTCAAACCCATCAACACGCAGGAGGAGTTCAATGCCGCGATCGCGGACAGGCTTCGCAGAGAGCGGGAGACCGCGATCAAGCCCTATGCCGACTATGACCAGATCAAGAAGGATCTTGGCACAGCGCAGGGACAGCTTGCGGAGCGCGATAAGACGATCGCGACGCTGAGCTCTAAGGTCAAGGGCTACGAGACCGACTCGGCAAAAACGAGAGCTGCCCTTGCCGCCGGGCTTCCTTACGAGATGGCCTCCCGACTCGCCGGCGAGACGGAAGAAGATTTCAAGAAGGACGCCGAAGCTCTGGTCAAGCTGATTGGCCACAATAAGCAGGACCCGCCGCCGCTTCGCGATCCCGAGGGGCCGGCACCGGATCCCAAAACCGCAGCTCTCAAGGGGCTGCTCAACAAAATCAAGGAGGAATAAAAAATGTCCGATGTTCTCAGCAAAGGCAACCTCTTCCCAGAAGAGCTTGTCACCGACATGATCAACAAGGTCAAGGGTCACTCGTCCCTGGCTGCGCTCTGCGCAGCATCTCCGATTCCGTTCAACGGCCAGAAGGAATTTACCTTCTCTCTCGACAAGGAAGTCGACGTTGTCGCGGAAAACGGTGCCAAGTCCAAGGGTGGCGTTACGATCGATCCGGTGACGATCGTTCCGATCAAGATCGAGTATGGCGCCCGCATCTCTGAGGAATTCATGTATGCCAGCGAGTCCGTACAGCTGGACTATCTTACGGCGTTTGCCGAGGGCTTCGCCCGCAAGTCCGCCCGCGGCCTTGACCTGATGGGCATGCACGGCATCAATCCCCGTACGGGCACCGCATCCGCGGTTATCGGCACCAACCACTTCGACAGCAAGGTAACGCAGATCGTGACCAAGTCTGCCAACACCAACGCGGATACTGAGATGGATGCCGCGATTGCGCTGATTGAAGGCAGCGATCGCGATGTCACCGGCGCTGCTTTTGCGCCGGTCTTCCGCAGCGAGCTCGCCTCGCTGATCGGGCAGGATGGACACCGTCTTTATCCAGATCTCGCCTGGGGCAGGAACCCCGGCAACGTCAACGGCCTGAAAGTGGACGTCAACTCCACCGTCAGCGCCAACAACAGCCTCGACCGCGCGCTCGTCGGCGACTTTGCCAATATGTTCAAGTGGGGCTATGCCAAGGAGATCCCCATCGAGATCATCCGTTACGGCAACCCGGACAACGACGCCACGCTCGGCGATCTGAAGGGCCACAACCAGATTTATCTCCGCGGCGAGATGTATATCGGCTGGGGCATCCTCGATGCCAGCGCCTTCGCGTGGATCAAGGCCACGGCATAATCGAGGTGCCGACATGAAGTACATCAACACAAAAACCGGCAACATCATTGAGACCCACGGAGTAATCTCCGGGGGCGACTGGAAGCCCGTTAAGGAGAGTAAAGCGCCGAAGCAGCCGAAGGAACCGAAGCAGCCGAAGGGCGAAAAAGCTCAGGACGGAAACTCGGGAGCTGATAAGACATGAGCGACTTCGCGACAGTGTCAGACCTGATCGCCTTGTGGCGTCAGCTCTCACCGGGGGAGCGGGAGCGGGCTGAGGTCCTGCTTCCGCTGGTCTCGGACAGCTTGCGCATGGAGGCTATCAAGGTGGGAAAGGATCTCGATCAGATGATCGAGGAGACCCCCGAGCTGGCCTCTGTCGCAAAGTCTGTGACCGTCGACGTCGTAGCTCGCACGCTGATGACGCCGACCGACGAAACACCGATGACCCAGATGACGCAGTCCGGCCTCGGCTACTCTGTGAGCGGGACCTATCTTGTCCCGGGCGGCGGACTGTTCATCAAGCGTTCGGAGCTGGCTCGGCTTGGCCTGCGCCGGCAGCAGATAGGAGTGATCAATCTGTATGATGCTCAAGGGAATAACAGTTCAGCTCCTTGAACGCACGCAGACCGGCATTGACGGTTTTAACCGACCGATCTATACGGAAACACCGGTCGACGTCGAAAATGTCCTCGTGGCACCTTTGAGTGATGAGGAGATCCTCGACACGCTCAATCTGACGGGGCGGAGGGCGAAGTATCAGCTGGGGATTCCGAAAACGGATACCCATATCTGGGAAGGGAAGAGGGTCAAATTCTTCGGCGAGACCTGGCGCGTGATCGGTAAGCCGACGCGGGGAATTGATGAACTGCTTCCCTTGAATTGGAACATGAAAGTGAAGGTGGAAAGCTGTGCCGAAAATCAAAGTGAAGCTTAACGGCTCAGCCGTTCGCTCAATGCTGCTGAAAGGTGGCGGCGCAGGCGTCTGTATGGGGATCGCACAGCAGATGGCGGAAAGAGCCGGACCGGGATATGCTGTGCGCCAGGTCAATCTTGGAACGCGCAATATTGCGGTTGTATATCCGAGTAGTGCTGCAGCGCGTCGGGATAACTACCACAACAACACTCTCGAAAAGGTGAGGGGGCAGCACTACGATGATTGAGAAACTTGTTGCGGATTACCTTAATTCCGAGCTTCTCGTTCCCTGCGTACTGGAGGTCCCCGAGGATCCGAAGCCGGAGCAGTATGTTGTTGTAGAGAAAACCGGAAGCAGTGCCTATAACCACCTTCACACGGATTCCATTGCAGTTAAGTCCTGCGCCTGCTCACTGTATGAGGCCGCGCTCCTCAATGAGAGCGTCAAGGCCACAATGGCGAATCTGATTATGGATCCGCGAATCAGCCGCTGCAAGCTCGACACCGACTATAACTTCACGGATCCGAAATCGAAACAGTATCGCTATCAGGCGATATTCAGAATTACCTATCTGGAGGTGTAAAAGGAATAATGAACGATGTTTCCAATGTCAGCACCGGTAAACCGAAAATCGGCGGCGCAATTTTTGTAGCTCCCAAGGGGACCGCGCTTCCCACTGATGCAGTCAGTGCACTCAGCAATGCATTCAAGTGCCTGGGCTATGCCTCAGAAGAAGGCCTGACCAACGAGAACACGGCAGAAACCAGTGAAATCAAGGCCTGGGGTGGTGATGTGGTCGCAACGCCGCAGACTGCAAAGCCTGATCGCTTCAAGACGACTCTGATCGAAACGCTGAATGTCCATGTACTGAAAACTGTTTATGGAGATGAAAACGTTTCGGGCACGCTTGAAGATGGCATTACGGTACGAGCAAACAGCAAACCCCAGCCGCCTTTGGTTTGGGTTTTTGAACTCATCCTTAACGATGCGCTGAAGCGTGTCGTGATCCCGGAGGGATCTGTCAAAGAGGTAGATGAGATCAACTACAAAGACGACGACGTTACCGGCTATAAGACCACGATCAGTGCAGCTCCTTCGGCTGCGATCGAAGGTGATACTCACCGCGAGTACATCAAAAAAGCCACGACCACAGCCGCGGCTGCGAACAATCAGGGAGGAGCTGCATGAGTCAGATTGTTACAAAAAGCGGTTTCAAAATTGATTTCGACAAAACCGTCCTCGATGATATGGAGGTCTTCGAAAAAATTGTTGCTATTGACAAGGGCGAAGTGACGGAGTTGCCTGCTCTGCTCAAAATGATCTTTTCGCCGGAGCAGAAGGCCGCACTTTATGACCATTGCCGAAATGACAGCGGGCGCGTACCGATCAGCACTGTGGCGGCAGAGTTTGCCGAGATTATCGGCGGTCTGAAGGACGAAGAAAAAAAATAATTACCCTTGCCGCAATGATCGCCCATCATGAGGACGAGCTTGCTTGCGACCTGGCTGAAACCTACCACATTTTTGATTTGCGAGAGTTGCCTCTTCGAAAGATGGCAACTCTCGCTTGTGGTTTATCACGAGACAGCCGCGTGATGTTGGCAATGGCTGGTCAAAAGCTATCCCTCAGCGAAACGCTCATTTGCCTCGCAATTGACAGGCTAAACTATCTCATTTGGATGCAAAGCGAGGACGGGCAGCATGGACGAAACAGGCCAAAGTCAATTCTTGAAGAGATCACGAAAGATAATTCAAAGCCCGATTATCGAACATTCCGCACCTCCGCGGACTTTGAAGCGGCAAGGAAGAAAATCATAGGAGGATAACATGGCAGGACAGATTGCATCAGCGTATGTACAAATAATCCCGACCACAGACGGAATCGCGTCCGGAATCGGCGAAGCTCTCGGCGGAGAGGGAACAAAAGGCGGAAAAAGATTTGGTAGCGGGTTTTTGAATGCCGCGAAGAAATTTATCACTGCTGCGGCTATCGCTAAAACCTTCAAAAGCGCGTTAGCTGCTGGTGGTGCTCTTCAGCAGAGTTTCGGTGGCATCGAAACGATTTATGGTGATGCGTCCGTTCAGATGGAGCGTTTCGCCAATCGCGCCTATAAATACGGATTGAGCGCAAATGCCTACGCAGAACAGGCTGTTTCCTTCGGAGCAGCTTTGAAACAGGCTTATGGCGGAGACACCATCCAAGCTATGACCGCTGCCAATACATCTTTGCAAGACATGGCTGACAATAGCGCAAAGATGGGAACAGACATCGGCGCCATTCAGAGCGCTTACCAAGGCTTTGCTAAGCAAAACTACACCATGCTTGATAACCTCAAGCTTGGCTATGGCGGAACGCAAAGTGAGATGCAGCGCCTGCTAGCCGATGCTCAAGCAATTACAGGCGTTAAATATGACATAAAGAATCTAGGAGATGTTTATGACGCAATCCATGTCATTCAGGGCCAACTTGGACTGACAGGTGTGGCAGCAGAAGAAGCAAAGCACACACTGACAGGATCTTTCGGAGCAATGAAAGCGGCCGCTACAAACTTACTTGCTGATTTAGCTCTTGGTAACAACATTCAGCAATCTCTTGGTGCTATGACGGATAGCGTGGTCAACTTTGCGAGCAACGCCATCCCAATGGTGACCAATATCATCGGCGCAGCTCCGCGTGCGCTTGTTGGCCTTGTTAATGGCCTGGCGCCTGTTTTACTATCGTCCGGCATTGATGCCGTTATGCAACTCGGCACCGGATTGAGTGCGGCTATTCCGTCTTTACTAAGCGGAGTTTCTAATTTTATCCCAATGCTCGTCAACGCTTTTTCGACTGGTGTTCCACAGCTCTTGAGCGTTGGTGCGCAAATGGTGCAATCTATTGCCAGCGGCATACTCCCGGCCATCCCTGGGCTTATTGCCTCACTGCCTGGGATTGTAAGTCGAATTGCAAGCACGATCTCCGCCGGTATCCCAGTTGTGCTTAATGCAGCAAAAGTACTATTTTCGGGCATCGTTCAGGCATTGCCGACCGTTATTTCTTCGATTTCTGCAGCATTACCGCAAATCATCTCGACAATTGCGAACTTTATTGCAAGCAATGTTGATCAGATAGTCAACGCTGGCATTGAGTTGTTGATGGGGCTTGTCGAAGCCATCCCGACCATTGTCGGCGCTCTCACTGCAGCAGCTCCTGAAATTATAAATGCGCTCATCGGCGCGATTACAACAATGGCACCAGCGTTGTGGAATGCGGCTGTCGCGCTCTTTACGAACATTGTAGGCGCTTTAGGGTCAATTGCTGGCATGGTATCGTCAGCGGCAGGAAATGTGATTTCAAACGCTGTCAACGCCGTCAAATCGTGGGCTGGCAATATGCTGTCTGCGGCGAGCAATCTCGCACAGCAGATAGCAAGCGGCATATCGCAGAAGGCGGTCACAGTGGCAACGGCGGCGAGAACGGTTGCTGGCAATGTTGTCTCTGCGGTGACAGGTTTCGTCGGAGAATTAGTTTCCGCTGGCCGAAATCTTATTGCCGGACTTGCCAGCGGCATTTCACAGGCTGTCGGGGAAGCTGTTGCGGCAGCTCGGAACGCGGCAGCGTCTGTTATTGGCGCGGCGAAGGGTATCCTCGGCATTCATTCACCGTCAACTGTCTTTCGGGATGAAGTTGGCTACATGATGATGCTCGGACTGGCCGAAGGCATAGAGGACAATACAAAGCCTGTGACAGATGCGATTGATGACATCAGTACAATGGCTGTCAAGGGAGTCGATACAAACCTTGGCGTAAATGCGTCTCTTGGCATATCTACAGACGCTGCAGCAACGAGCCAACTCACACAGTTAATCGGCATTGTTTCCGCGTTGTCCTCGCAAATCAATAATCTCCGCATTTATCTTGACGGAGATACTCTTGTCGGCAGCATTACCGATCGTATGAACAACGCTCTCGGCGTGCGCTCCACTATGGACGAAAGGGGACTTGCGTAATGCTCTATGGCGTAAAAATAAACGGCACAGACACGCTCGTGGAATATGGTCTCCTCCTTTGTGCAGATCTGAAGATCAGCGAGCCAAAGCTCAAGGAAAACCGCGTTGATATCCCAGGCGGGGACGGATCATTGAATATGAGTTATGCCCCGCAGGGGATTCCTGTTTATTACGACCGTGAAATCACATTCACGCTCTTCAAGTCTATGGGCGAGGAGGAGCGGGACGAACTTGTCACGACGCTGCGCAATGCATGGCATGGTTTGGAGGTCGATCTCATTCTTCCAAACGACACCAGGCATTATTGGCACGGCGTTATTTCTTTTGGGGATATCAGCGACTATAATGCCGGAAAAATCCCTGTAAAGATGACCGCCGCACCGTATAAGCTCAAAACCGCGCTTACAAGCGTGACACAGCAGGGCGAGGGCACAATCACACTCTCTAATGAACGGCGCCCGGTTGTGCCGACAGTATCGGCAACAGGCTCTGTAACACTCGCATGGAGCGGGAACAGCGTAGCAATCGATGCCGGCGAGCAGATGATTCCCCAGCTCGTCCTTTTGCAGGGAGATACCGAAGTAACCGTCACCGGATCGGCGACGGTTACTTTCACTTATCGGGAGGGGAGCTTATGAGCTGGCAGATCACGGTCGACAACTCGCTCGTCTACGATCCGCGTCTCTCAGAATACAAGCTGACGTCAGCCAAGCTCACGCAGGAGCTCAACAAGGCTGACAGCTTGCAGTTTTTTCTTTATCCGAAGCATCCAGCCTATTCAAAGATAAAGCGTCTAAAATCGACGCTTGAAGTAACACGCGACGGCACGATTAAAAGCCGCGGCCGCCTTCTTGATGATATGCTCGGTTGGGAGAATGGGCGCGAATGCAAATGCGAAGGAGAACTCGCCTTCTTCAATGACAGCGTGCAGCGCCCTTTTTCCTTCCCGATTGACCCGGAAGCGGCCACGCCGGCGGATTACCTCGCTTTTCTCGTCGAGCGCCACAACGCCCAAGTCTCAGCTGACCGTCAGTTTACTGTCGGAACGGTAACGGTTACGGATCCAAACGGATATATCGCAAGGTCCGATACCGAGTACAGCACGACCTGGACGCTGATAAAGGAAGGGCTGCTTGATACGTTGGGCGGTTATCTCTGGATCCGGCATGAAGGCGGGGTCTCTTTCCTCGACTATCTTGCTGATTTCGACGTCCTCGCAAATCAGCCGATCCGAGCGGGTCTTAACCTCCTTGCCATATCGACAGAGCGCCGCGGGGCGGAAATCGCGACAGCGATCCTTCCTCTCGGAAAAACGGATGAGGAAAGCCATGAACGTCTTACAATTGCGGAGCTGCCGGACAGCGAGACGGATGATATCTGCAAAGAAGGGGATATCGTTTATTCCAAAACGGCAGAGGAGCAATACGGCAGCAGAATTGTCAAAGTCGTTGTCTGGGACGACGTAACGATTCCTCAAAATCTACTTTCGAAATCAACAGCTGCTCTCATTGTCGTGCGTCAGCTCCCGTCCACCGTGAAGATTACCGCGGCTGACCTTGCAGCTGCCGGCTATGATTTCAACACCTTTTCCCTCGGAACGTATGTTGAGATCTATGACGACTGGCATAAAGAGGCGCATGGATTACTTGCGCGATATCTTGTTAAGAAGCTCGAAATCGATCTTCCCAATCCGGAAAAAAATGTACTCGTGCTCGGCGCTACAACCTACAGCATGACAGAGAACAATCAGCGGGCGATCTCGGCTGCCATGAAGACGGTCGAGACAAACGTTCGGCAAGAAACGGCAAAGGCTGTCCGAGAGGTCGAACAGCGCAATCAGAGCGCGATCGAACAGAGCGAGGAACGCATCACACTGATAGTCTCCGAATCCTATTATACCAAGGGCGAAACGGACGATCTTGTTGGGGCCGTGCAAACGAGTATCGAGCAGACCGCAGACGGCATCCGCATCGACTTTTCGAATCTGCAAAAGGATGTCGATGATGTCGCCGCAAAGGCCGATGCGGAGTTTGCCTCGCTGCAATCGTATATCCAGATGGCAGGCGGCAGCATCACGCTCGGCGAGATCGGCAATGAGGTCACGCTCAAGGTCGAAAACGACCGCATCGGCATCTATGTCAACGGCGTCGCCATGACATACTGGACGGCTTCGGACTTCGTCGCGCCGATTACGCTGACGATCCCGATCGGTGGCCGTCTGATCCTTGGAAACTATGCGTTCATCCCACGAACGAACGGCTCCTTAGATCTGACATGGGTAGGTGAGTAAATGCCAAGTGTAGTATTCAGCGATTCTTATTGGGTGTCGGGAATTGGTCAGAGCTCTCAGAAAGTAAGAATAAATTATTCTGAAAATTACAATCAAGCAACGAATGCCTCTACGATTACTGTAACGAGCGTCGAGATTGCGTCTAACTTTTTCCTTGGCGCCTGTGTTATTCGCGGTGATGTTTATATTGCCGGACAGCGAATGGTGCACATGCCGACGTCTACATCGGCGTATCAGGCATACGTGCCTGGAGATATGTCTTACGCGACAGTTTCAGGAGCTTCAGGCGGCTCGGTAACGGTAGCTCATAATGCAAACGGTGCCGCCAGCATGACGATTGAGCTTCGAAACGGCGAGTTAGGATATTTTGGCGCAGCGTATAGCGGCAAGATGTTCGGCATTGAAACAACGGCGAGCCAAAGCGTTTCTCTTACCACGCACCCTCGAATTTCCTCTGTGACAGCGACAAATGCGTATTTCGGAGACCCGGTGACGATTACCCTCAACCGTTACAATTCTGACTTCACCCATACCGTCAAGGTCACGTGCGCTGGTAATACAGAGACTTTGATGACGCAGGGCTCTACATACCCGACGCTGACATGGACGCCCGCGCTTGCTACCTACGCGCCGCTGATAAGGAATTCCATGTCCGCGACGGCAACAGTATCATGCTCGACATATAACGGCAGCACGCTGATTGGCACGAGCACGACAACTTGTACGCTTACCTTTAAGGCCGCAGATGTAGCGCCAAGCGTTTCCATCGCGGCATCAGACCCGACAGGGTGCCTTGCTACCTATGGGAAGTTTGTCAAGAGCAAGAGCAAGATCACGGTCACGCTGACAAATACGTTTGCGTTTGGTGCGACCCTTTCCACAACGCAGATCACGGCAAACGGAGCGACATATAACGAATCTCCGGCAACGACCGATTTTATTTTGTCAGCTGATAATACGAGCATCACAGCGCGGATCGTGGACAGTCGCGGCCAGGTGGCAACTGCATCGATTACGACTGAGATCTACGACTATACAGCGCCACAGATCAACAGCTATGCCGTGCACCGCTGCAAGGATGACGGCACCGAGGACAATACAGGTGCTTATTTCTCTGCCGTGTACAGCATCACGGTCACGCCACTCGGAAACGTTAACAGCAAAACGCTGACAGCAAAGTACAAAAAGCAGTCTGCGCAGAGCTACGCTTCACAGAACATCCCACTTTCATCATATACGGAAACAAGCGTTTCCGCGCCAATCGCTGCAGATACCAACTCGACCTATAATGTCAGGATCGAGCTTTCGGACGATTTCGGAACGAGCTTCGCCGAGCTGAAGCTTCCGACCGCAGCAACGCGCATGAACTGGGGGGCTGGTGTGGACGGCGGTGTAGCGGTCGGAAAGGTAAGCGAATTCGACAAAACGTTCGAAGTTGCTGACGACTGGGAAGTAAAAATCGGCGGAGATTTGTATGTACAAGGTAAGATTATTGGCGGCAACACAATCTTAATCCCTGATACTACCTTTCCGATCCCGGCAGAAGGCGCGTCCGTGTCCTACAGCATGGACGGCTTCACAAAAGACCATAAGCTTGTGCTGTGGAGCTTCTCGTCAAGCGCGGAGAATCAGCCGCCCGTCGATTTGCGATGGGACGCATACGACGGCTATTTCACCATCACCAACGAGGGCGGCACGACGTCAGAGAGCATACAGCCCGTGTTTGTTCTCCCGACAGCAAAGGCTATCATCGCACGCTAAAAACGAAAGGAGAAGACAACCGTGGAAGAAATCTATTTTCTGCACCGGATTCGGCGCACAAATGGCACATGGGACAAGGGCATCGAGGTTAAGGATAAGGGGACAGGCCCCGAGAATCTTGAAGCAGCAGAGCAAAGCTATCACGCCTATCTTGGCGCGTGGGCCTTTGGAAAAAACGCAGAAACGGACTATGTGGCTTGTTACATCACGGATATGAACGGCAATCGTCTGCAGTGGAAGAGATGGGAAAAGCGTTCCGAACCGGAACATGAACCGGTACCGGAGCCGGAAGTGGAGGTAGTCAATGAATAGCACACTTTACCACGCTAAAGCGGGGGGGGTACTGCCTACCTCTATCAACGCAGAAAGGAGGACGCTGGGTTAATCCTTTGTCCTCCAAGATCTCCGAGAGGAGGTCAGAGGCGGGCTGACGATCGTCAGCGGCTGATTGATTGCGGGGTGAGAACCCCATGACAGGAGGAAGGATTGCGAAGCAAAAAGACAGCGTGAAATTCGTAGAAATTCCCGCGTCATCGTTTTCATGGCTAAGTTCAGTATCCGTCTTTCGTTGCCCGAACATTTATACTGCCGCTCCCAAAATTACAAGTAAGCCAGTAGGATTTGCTGGTTTCTTTGTAGACGGCGCGGCTATGTTCGACGCGAGGTTGAACGGCAACGCGTTAGATGTCATGGGATGGATTCCCGAATACTCTCAAAGCATTGGCGCAACATATAGCAACTTCAAATGCTATGCGATTGTGCAAGAAACCTAAATCAATCAGCACCGCCGAGTATTCGGTGGGAAGTGGAACAAACAGATCAAATCGAGCGATTATTGTACCTGTTATCGACCCGAGTCCAGCGCTGTCTGGATGGTTCATGCAAGGGCAGCTTACCTTCGACCCGGGCGCGAACACCGTGCGAATCTATCTCGTGTGCAGAGCAAGCGCAAATATATCGGCCTCACAAACGCTCGGTATTATTCCCG